GGAAAATTTAAAAGTAGAAATATTACAACAAAAGTTAAATGCCGAATCTCAAAAAGAAAAAGAAAAAGAACAATTAATAGAAAGGATTTTTAAAATAGAAGAAGAAATGTCTCTTTTTTCTTCTGAACACGAAGGAGAAATATTACAGGACAATTTAACAAAGGTTACAAATTTATTAATGGAACTACACAAAAATGAGGGATTGATATTTGCTAATATTTGTAATATTTCTTCTCAGATAAAAGAAATGGAAGGAATAACAGGGGTTTGCACTCTTTGTAAACAACCTATTACTGAAGAACATAAAAAACAAGAAATTTTAAAACTTTCTAATCAAAAGAAGATAGAAGATTCCAATATGTTGGATATTAAAAACAAAATTAGAGCTCTGGAACAGGATCAATATAATTTACAACAACAACAAATTAAATTAAAAGAGATTCGCAGAGAGAAAGCAGAGAAAGAAAAATTATTAAAAAACTATCAATTAACATTAGATAACATAGATTTAAAATATAATTTACAGTTGTATAATCAAAAGTTAGAATCTATTGAAAAGAATTTAGAACAAATAAAAATTAAAGAGAATCCATACAAGAAATTAGAACAAGAACGACAAACTAAAATACAGGAAGGCGAAGAAATAATTAATAATAAAACAAAAGAGATTGAAATTCTAGAAAAAGAAAAAACTCTTTATGAATTTTGGATTACAGGATTTCGTAAAATACGACTTATGCTATTTGATTCTATGTTAGATAAATTTGAATCTCTTACTAATTCTTTATTAACTAAATATTCCAATAATTTGAACGTGCGATATAGTACTCAAAGAGAAACCAAAGATGGAAACATAAAAGATGAATTCATTATTGAAGTATTAGATTCTAAAAATAGATCTTTAAGTTACGAAATGTATTCAGGTGGAGAACGCCAGAAAATAAAATTAGCCATATCTATGGCACTAGCTAAAATGATTCAAACAGAATGTAATACTGACATAGGATTTATTGCTTTTGATGAACCAAATGACGCTTTGGATAATGTAGCCAAAGAAATAAATTTTAATCTTTTCAATGATTTAGCTAAAAATGGTAAACTAGTTATGATAACAGATCATGACGCTTTGTTCAAAAATCGAGGAGATAATTCTATTTTAGTGGTGAAAAAAGATGGAGAATCTGTTATCCAATATTAACTTGTAAATTATATTCTTTACAGACAACTATATTCGTAATTAAAAATTTGTAACTTTTTCTATGTTTATTAATTGTTTATCCCTAATGATTAATTTAGCACAACCCAAATCGGTAGGAGGTAATTCCATTCTTTCAGCGTAACTAGAAAATCCTATTCCACGAGATTTTACTAATGATCCCGTAGCTACATACCATCTGTGATCAGGATGAATATAAACATCTTCTGAACCTGGTTTTGTAAATCTCTCTACTTCTTCTTCTCCATCATCAGTTAAATAAAGGGTGGGTATTGGAGGCTGAATTAATAAATGATGATTATGGGCTTTGGCCATTATTAAACAATCCCCCACAATTGGATACAAATGACACTTTAACTGATATGCCATATTAGCTTCCTTTCGTATGGGATCATGGGCTGTAGAACGTAGTAATTTATGACCATGTGTAGCGTATATTTTGAATAATAAATTACCTTTTCTATCTTCCAATCTAATTTTACAGGCAAATGTTCCATAATTAACTTTTAGATTGCGACATAATCTTTCTACCATATCTCCAAAAATTCTACCCCATCTTTTATCATGAGTTCCTTCATTAATTGAGATTATTTTACCCTTTTCCGCTAAAGGTCTTAATTCATCCTCTACAGTTTGATATTGAGATAATGGATCCCCTTTTGTAATTTTGGGATTGTATCGTATATCATCTACAGCAATTGCTTCTGCTACATCTCCTAAATGCATCATATAACTATTTGAATCTAAAAATATTTTTCTATACAATTCTTTTCTACCTTTTTCATAAGCTAAACAACTTCCTTCATGAGTATCACTAATCATATACAAATCGAAATTAACGGGGAATTTTTTGCAGGTAATAAGCTGCATATTCACTTCTTTCGGAAAGGTGTTTTAAAATTCTGGGTAATCGTTTTTTTGGATGTCTACACCACCAACAACTATTTCTATTTTCATCAATATCTTTATCAAGCTTGCTCCCGCAACATGCACAAAGATTTTCTTTTTTATATTTTTGTTGCATGTTCTTTTTTCTAATTTTTTGTAATTCGTTATGTCTGAAACATAAAGTATGGTTTGGCTCTGCTTTTTCCGAACAATATGTACACAATCCCAATAATTTATGTTTCATTTTATAAATATAACGTCTATCATGTAATCTATTTTTCTTTGTCAAGGAGTCCTATTCACCTATGAACTTCTGTTTGTTACAAGAACAATTTTACTTTTTATCACCATACCCTCCTTAGTATTAGTATGTTATTTTTCTTGTCCAAATTGTATTTATATATACGTATAAGCCATTTGCAACAACAGAGAAACACCATCCTGCACTTGGGGTATAATATACCCAAGCACCATTGTAATATTGAGCTATTTGACCACTATGAGTTTGCCAAACTCCTGTTGGCGATGTTCCTACAATATAAATGTTTCCCTCCGCTGGAGATGTTGGAGGACTATTTTGTATTGCTAGAGCTACGGGCATAGCAAATACATCAAGTTTTTTCATGGCTTCATTGAACGTTACTTCTGGTTGTGCCTGCCCTATTTCTAATTCATCCAAATTTAAGCGTGGTGTTGACATAATTTTTTCTCCTTTCTAATTCTAATTTTAAAATAAATAATCTAATAATTAATAATTTTTTTATTATTCATTCTGTGTGTTTTATAATTGTATTTTTTATTTTATACTTTCTCCTTCTCAGGAACTGAAGGCTGTTGTAAAATGTTTCTTAATAAATCAATGTTTTGATTATAGAGACTGGTGAAACTCATAAGGACAAATTGAGTCAGGACCTGCCCTAATTGGTCACGAGAAAAAGCTGTTCCTAATTGTTCCATACGATTGATAATTTCTTCTATCTGCCCTCTGGTAACGATAAATTGCTCATTTTGTCTCTGTCGTTCTTCCTGATGTCTCTTTTTTTCGTTTTTTTCATTCATTGCGACCCTCCTTTTGTTGATTTATACAATCTTGATATTCTCGATAATACTCTTCAATTATTAACCATCCCCATTCCCCATCATCGCTATAATTATTATAAGCGTCCATAACAGTATTCCAATCTGTATTGTAATGCTGATTAGCAAAATATTCTATCTGATAAAGAGTTTCCATACTTTGAGGAATCTCTTTTAAGGAATAACGTATTTGCTCCACTATCTGTTCTGCTGTAATACATTCAGCTTGTGCCACTGTTAAAAATCCAAATATTATTAATATATTTATGAAAAATTTTTTCATCTTTTTCACCTTTAAATTAAATGTAATATGGAATTTCGATTGCTATACCATTCATTTTTACATTACTATTATCAATAGCAATAAAATTAGAAAATTATAAGTTGTTTTTATTTATTTTCGATTTCCTCCTTTGATTGTACTGGTTCAATATGTTTCTTTAATAGTTCACACACACAACGGCAACAGAAAACTTCAGTTGTATTATCAAAAATAAAATTAAATACCTGTTCTACATCCCCATGTATTTTACAATGATAGGTTGATAATTTATAAACTATAGGATCGACTGATGATTTATAAATCACAGGACAGGTTGTGAGATCAAAAAAAGTCCCAGTTTCATTTTCCATAGGACGCCTTCTTCTTTTCTTCAATTTTTAATAATTTAAATTTTTCAATTATGGGTTGCATAGAGCCTCCTTTATATATAGTAAGGGATTTTTGCAGCAGTTCCATTTATCTGTACATCAAGCCAACCATTTGGAGTTCCTAACCAGGAATCACTATTAATTCCATATCTCCAGATACCAGGCGATCCAGTAGCCCCGTTTGGAGGAACACTGGGTGAGGTTGCGCCAGCAATGAAATTTACTCTGTTTGTTGAAGTCCAGCCTAAACTAATAGTATTTAAACCAAAAATAGCAACATTTCGATTTGAGCCACCTGCATCCAGAATTTGGAAACGATGATAGGCATTAGAGTATCCAGCCTGAAAATAAACTCCACCACCTGCTGTATCGTATACAGTAAAAGTTGTATTACCAGAAGTAAAACTTGCAAGTCCTCCACTGGTAAGTTGAATTCCCCAAGAGTCTGCAAAAAGATACATCCTATTTACAGAACCAATATTCCAATCAAAGTGTTGACCGCTTCCCCTTGCAAAAACAGGAGTATTTATGCTTCCTGCTACGGTAAGGACACCATTAGAAGAGTCATAAGTAAAACCAGAATAACCGCCAATATGAGTTCCATCAGTCCAGAAGGCAACTTGATTAGCAGCAGGAGAGCCAGATTTATATACATCCCCGCCACCGCTTACAGTAGCCCAATTAAGTATAAAAGGATCACTACTTGTACCAGTTCCACTTGCAATCTTTAAAAAATTTCCCACTGTGCCTGTAGTAGGAAAAGTGTAATATTTCCCACCTAATGAAGCATTTCCAGTTAGACGAAATGTACCAGTTAAATCAAAAGAAGGAACAGTAAAAGAAATCTTATTAATGGCAGTAATACCAATATAATTAAAAGCAGAAACTTCCAACGTCTCAGTCGAATTAGTACCAGCAACACCTTTAACATAAACATAATTTAGATATGCAGGACTTCCTGGAATTGGTTCTTGTTTTTCGTATGATGCATACATACGAAGAAGTTTTTTAGTTCCTGTATAAGCATCTTCTCTCCACCAATAAAGCTCCCCCGTATCAGAAGTGGTAGTTTCTACAGCAATATCGCCACCATCATCGATAGCTATTCCACCACTACCTAATATATGTAATCCACCTAATTTATTAACAGATATAGTAGCATTATCGAGATTAAAATAGACATTACCATCAGATGATTGAATTGTTCCTGTTGTTATATGACTACCATCTATGATTGTTCGACCATAATTTTCTACATAACTTTTTCCTCCACTATAACTACCCAAAACCAGATTATTCGGATGATTGGCATCTCCAAATGCCTGAGAAACTGTCCCCGAACTCAATGTAGTAGCATCCTTAACCCAATATATCCAGATTGTCCCATTTGTCCATTGTACTCCATTTGGTGGGGCATTAGCACTTATGTTCTTGGTAACAGGAGTCAAATTGTCATCAAGATAAGAAATTGTTCCAGCTTCCCAAAATAGTTTGTTTGGATAAGATGGATGGGTATAAAATCCTAATCCTGATATAGCAATATTTCTATTACCTATAGTTATCTTATCTGCTGTGATTGAACCTGTATAAATAGCTGCTCCCGCTATTTTTGTATAATCAGTACCATGTCTCCAATCAGAAAGTGAGGTATTTCCAGAAATTAGAACTTGTCCAGGAATGATCTTAACATAGCCTGCATTTACAGCATTCGCAGCATTGCCCTGCATTCGTGCGGTATCAATATCTCCAACAGTTATTTTATCCGCAGATATGCTCGCAATCTTGGCATTAGTAACAGCTGCATCTGAAATATAAGCAGTTCCTATTACAGCATTCGCAAAGGAGTTCCAAGCAAGCTCATAACTATTTGCTCCATATTGAATTGCTATCAGAAATCCATAATTAGCACTACTAGGATCACTATTTATTGTCCCATTATCAGCAGGATGAGAAGTAGATGATAAATAGATAGTGGGAGCACCTTTCCTCCAATACACATATCTTTTATTTGTATCTGGTAATACTCCTGCTGCAATAACATATTTTGTTCCATTTAAATAGAGATTGTGCTGATTCCATGTTAACTTCCCACTAGTGAATGTCCATGTATCTCCTTCTAGCATAATTACATTAGTCCATAATTTAGATGCATCAACGGCAAAATTTTCTAAATCAGTTGTACCAATTTCTGCAGACCAGCCAATGGCTTTTTTCCATCGGTCCACATCAAAATAATAAGCTTTCCCTTCATCAATAGCCCAAACCATCCAACCATTACGAGGGACGATAAACCTCCATTCACCTTCATAATATTCAGTTATGTGGTTCTTATGTCCAGCCCACGCCCCTGTAGGAGATGTTCCTACCACATAACAATCACCTTCGTTTGGATTTGCAGGTGGAGAGTTCAAATTCATATCAAGAACTGAAGGTTGTACTAATGAATCCAGAATACGAAAGGAATCAGTTATTTTTCCTTCATTGTCTTCCTGTTGAGGATATATTTTATTCAGATTTAGTTTTGGAGTTCTTGCCATATTACACCATAATTAATTTGTATCCATAATCTCCTGCTCCAACCAGATCAGAAATCTGGGCTATTCCTACCCAGAAATTCTGTGGAACAGAACCAAAATCCTGAATCATAGCATCTCGTGTATAAACAAACGATGGAGTATTTAAATTTGATTGATAAGTATGCGTCCTATAAGGTACATTATCCTGATTTGTATAAGCATTATAAACAGCTATAACTTCTGACCAAGTTATATTACCATTAGCATAATCAACATAAGCTTGGATAACATCATCCCAAGTAACAACCTCTTCAGGAATATAAATAACAATCTCATACTGTTCAACGGTTTCACTCATGGGAACTCCCATAACGTTCAACCATCCCTGTCCTTTTCTATCTCTACGAATCCAAGAGATTGTTACATCTCCAGTTTCAGAATCGGTGACAGAAGTGATATGAACAGGAGACAGAGGTTTTTTATCCATGCCCTTGTTTTTAAACCATGCCTGTTGACCACTCTCAAAGTTCCAACCCGTGCTCACGGCTTTGTAAACTCGGTCTACAAACAAACTATCACTATCATTAATTCTGTGAATGAGATTGTTTAAATTGCTGTCAGTTATAAGGATAAAATAAGAACCATTCGGATGAGCTAGATTTGTTTCTCTGCCTTTTCTTCCACGTAGCAAATTAGAAAGCTCCCATGTCCCATCTTCATTAACAGTAGCTGTTTTGAACTGTAACAATTCGCCAAACACAAATTTCTTATATGGACTTCCTTCTTCTACGCTCTCATAAACAATCATGGCAAGATTAGCACCATTAAAAACATCTAGGTCCGAATCAGCTGATTGAAGTTCAAATTCGGTATTATCAGAAGAATAAGCCCCTTTAGAAAATCCTCTTAACGTAATGGTGTTCTTCCGATCCCATACGGTTGTTCGTACAGGAGCACCCAAATCCTTAGTAAGAATACCTATCATAGAAATCTTATTTAAGAGCATAAGTTCTTGCCAGTGTATTCCAGAGTCTAAACTCTTCCACAACATGGCGGATTTCCAATCAGGATCTATGCCGCAGGCTGCCACATAGTAACCAGAAGCCTTATACATATCATGAGAATCTGCAAGTAATGGGGAATCTAACAAGAAAAATTTAGTGGGCCCAGGATCTTCGATTGCTGGGGGTTCATTTGGTTCATTAGCACCACCAATAGCAACAAGATCATATATTGAAAGTTCTTCTGGACGCCCTTCACATTTTATTTCACCATTAGACCCATAAGTCATTTTAGTCAATCTGATGATATGAACAGCTCCACTCTTATTATTATTTACCGTAATAACATCAGTAGGGGTAAGATAACAATATTTTGGTGGAAGGCTAAATGTAAATAGGACTCTTTCTTTCCAAGTTATATATAGAAGTTGTTCAACAAACGTTTTGGCTTCGCTATCAGTAAGAACCAAATGAAGATCAATTGTCATCATTTCGTCAGTATTGACAGTCCTGCGAAGAGACGATTGGACATCTTGATGATAATTAGAATTTGCATCTATGTATTTCAAGTCTATTTGTTTTGGAAGGTCAATCTCATTCATAATCTGTTTCTGCATAGTGTCAGGAGTATCTTGACCTGGCTCATGTATACCCATTTCATAATCTTCAATAGTTGCAATAGATGTTTTACCTTGTCGTTTTACTGCTACAAGTTTTCCATCTATTTCTACAATGTCAAAAAAGTAAACAGCTTGTAAAGGTTCTATTGCTTCTTTTAAGGATGTTCGTTGTAATATACCCCAACCAGAAATAAAAATATCATCCAACGCAGAGAAATCAACTTCAGAACTATCTATTCCCACCTTATTACAAAGGTCTGTAAGCACCTCAGACAAAGCTGGGGGTTCATTTTCTCCTCTATCTAAAGAATGTTTAATCAACCGATAGGAATAAATAGGACTACCATAAATATCATATGTAGTATATTTCCTCCAACTCCAGAAAGCCATAAAAACAGGATCAAAAACGCCCCCATAAAATATATCAGGATCCAAATTTATAGAACGAACTAATGTTCCATCCTTTGTATCAATTTCTATGACATCACAAGCATTAACAGGATTTCCGTTTTCGTCTTTCTCATCTTTACTCTTATACCAACCACGAACCCATAATTTATTGTTTTTAGGACCTGCATTGAAAGCCGACCAACAATCGAAACCACTAAGATCACCATCTCCAAGACCTTGACCTGTTCCATCATATGTATCTAATATAAAAACAGGATCTGTTATTCCTGATGGTTCGTGTCCTACTGTCCATGACTGAAGTGGAAAAGTTTTTACAGCAGTATCAGCATTGGCAAGTGTCCATGATACCAATCTTCCATTCCCATCATCTTGGCTTTCTAAATCATTAATTGTTGTTCCTATTATAAAAATATCTGATTGGGTGTCTATTGTTATCCTATTTGCAGCCTTGATGACAAAAGTGGTATCCCAATCATGTCCACAGTATTGCCACTTCCAATTAAAATCATAATAAGGTAAATATGTTTTTACTCCTGGTTCTACTTCTGTTTCAAGCTGTGTAAACCTAATACTCCCAAAATTGTCTTGTGTAACCGATGCCAGATCCTTTGCCTTCTTAGGCATAACAACGCTCTTAATTTCTATTTTTATCAAACGACATTTCTTCACATTATCAGGATTTACGGCAACAATCCAGGCATTCCCAAACCTATCTATAGCTATTTGCATAATTCTGTAGTTAGTCATTTCATAACCATAGTGGGCATTGGCATTAGATAAATCCAGAAAATAGGAATTATTAGTCGCATGAAACTTCCACATGGGATACAAAGTATTTTTGTCCCAAACTAATAATTTTTTTCTATCAGTAGTTACTCCCCACAAAAATGGGTTATTGCCCGCGGGGTCATTATTTACTTGAAGACGGGTAAAAGCTGGGTAGCCTTCTGGAATTCCTTCTATTATTGGGTAGCCAACACCTGTATTTTGTCCTATTTGACTTCCAATCAAACCCCCATTTTGGTCATCTCGTATGAAGGGAAACCATTGGTCGGTATTTTTCGAATGTTGTGTACTGGTAAAAATCACCCATCCCCCTACTGGTCCACCTCCTGTCCAATAACCAGCAACTAAAGTACTGTGATCATTACTACTATCTCCAATTCCTTTTATCGGAGCAATATTAAGAGCAGGTTGTCCTGTTTCTTCATCTTGAGTAGCTACTAATGGGATAGACCACCATCCTCCCACTTTTTCAGAACCACCAACATCTAAAACTAATATATGATTATCAGGAAGGATCGCCATATTATCCATTCTATTACTCTTGACAACAACCAATGAATTTGTGGTATCTGTCTGATCAAAATCACTCCAGACATTTGTTTCTTCTGCTGATTTAGCCTGATATACGATCTCTGCTGTAATATTAGGAATTCTATTTCCAAATTGACCTAATTCCAAGTCTTTAAATTTTATACAACACATTCCTCTTCCAGCAGGAATGTCTGTACCTAAAGTTGCAGCCATGTCAGGATCAGGATATTGATCTTCAGATCCAGGATAGAAGACTGTATTTTTAATACCTTTTATTTTCGTTACTTTTTCGTTTCCTAAAGTAATATCATAAATTAATTTTGTATCACCCCAAATACGCAGGACTTTCGCCATTGGTCCCTGACAAAAAGCCATAATAAATGTACAGGTATAATAATAGGTAGTTACCGATCCCCCTCCACCACAACCGCCAGACACGTTATCAGTATTTTTATGTTGTTTTATTCCCTCTGTCCAAATTAAGTTTCCAGGGACACGATCTCCACCATAAATCACTGGAATTGTTGTTCCATAGGTTGAAGCGTTTATAGGAATATCGTGAATCTTAAATCCTTCAACATTCGGTTTACCCTTGACAAGATTATAAATAGTGTTTCCAATGGAAGAAACTGCTGCAATTATAAGAAATGCTGCAAAAAGCCAAGGTTCTGTCGTAGGAGTATCGTGAATGTTCCATGATTTGACATGTAATTTCTTCTTGACAAGAAAATAAATAGTAAAACATCCAATAACAATAAAAAAAAGAACTACAAAAGTCAATCCAAATGACAATTCCATTTTCTACATTACCCCAGGTATCTCAAAAATTCTAATGATACGACTTTCCCAATAATCATCTATTGGGTGTTCAACACATCGTCTTGCTTCTACAGTAGCATGAATGATCCCCTTGTCAGAAATAATTCCAATATGAGTGGGCTCATTATCATCAAGTTTCATCCAAGCAATATCTCCTGGTTTCTTATCTTTTACAGGTTTTGGCACAAGGTATTTAAGCAAAAGTTCTAATAATAATTTTGAATTTCCCAATCTGGAATAGTCTTTGACATCTATATCTGTCCACCCCATTTTCGCTTCCAGCGTTTTTACGCCTACACCTACACAATCCACAGCCTTTCCTTTTGTTCTCCCTCTATGCTTAAAGGGAGTACCTAACCAACTACGGGCTTCATCAACGATTTCTTGTCTTGTAGGCATCTTATTTTTTCTTATGCATTAATAATTCATCAGTACCAGGAACATATGGTTCTCCACGAAAATTGAGATAGTTATCAAATTTACTTTGACAATCTCCCTTTGTTTTGTTACAACCCACAAAGGCATAAAACTGATCTCCAATAGCAATAGCATTAGGCATAGCAAGGAACAATGTAAATTTTCCAGCGCCATCGTAATCCTTGATTTCCATCTTTCTCCCAGCATTTGCACACGCCGATCCATTAACCCGCAATGCCTTCCAAATAACATATCCATAGCTAAACCAATCTGTAGTTGTTTCTGGACGATTACTATCAATAAATATCCTATAGGCATCAGAACCCAAACTAGACACCACTCCATTAGTAATATAACAGGCTTTTTCACATGTCCACACTACCGTTCCATCTGTTGTTGTTCCTCCTATGGTAGTATTCCATGATGGCGTCCCACTTCCACTCTTTCCTTGCGTAGTTAATTTATATCTTCTGTTGTTATAAGGATTAGCTGCAACCCTGCAAATTTCTGCCCCATACCCCCGTTTATTGTTGTAATAATAAGTGTTGGGATACCGATAGACTAAGTCAGCATATTCAACTCTCCATTTACATCCACCAGTATCAGTAAACTTAACTTTTGGTGGAAGAATGTATCCATCACCACTATCAGTAATTGTCACTTCTGTTATTTTATGGGTATTTGGATTAATTATAGGTGTTCCTGTAGCAAAATGTCCTCCCTCTGCAACATCCCCAATAAATTCAACACTAGCACTAACATATCCTTCCCCCTGATCTATCATCTCAACATGATCTACTTGATCGTTATTTGGAGGGGACTTCATTACTGCATATCCAGTTGCCCCCTTTCCACCATCATCAATAATTGAATTTTCAGGATCAGGATCATTTACTGCATAATTTTCAGGACGAATTGTTCCATCCTGTTCAACAGTATATGGCTTGAATGGACATTTTGTCCCTGACCTTCCTGTTTGTACTAATACATACCTTCTATTTGTCCAGACCCGATTTCCTTCCTCATCAGCAAATCTGATTGTTTTTGGAAGAGTGTATTCAGTGAAAGGAAGCCAGTAATCATCAAGAGCTTCTGGCTGGGTTTTTACTTTACATCTTCCATCACCAAATTCAGCCCTGCATGTAGGAGAAAAGATTTCACCTACTTTCTGTTCCAATAATTTGGTTTTACTTTCTACTTGAACTTTGAATTGATAATCTTGTAGTGTCGCCTCACCAAATTTCCATCCTCCAGCAAGGATAAGATAACCCTGAGTCAAGTCCTTATAGTTTACCAAATAAATATTAAGCAATGCTCCGTCATATAATCCCGCCATCAAATCAGCTTCACTAATATAATCAGAAGACAAAAAAGACATAATTTCAACATTATCTACTTCCAGACCAGTAGCAGTTACAATAGCCGAAGTTGTATGTCCTACTATCGAAACATAAGTAACATCATTTCCATCTCCATCATCAAAAGTTATATCAATATCAGCATCAGTAAATCCTAAAATCGTTCCATCTTTGCGTACTATTTTCCAACAATGAGCAACAGTAGTAACTTCTTCCGCAAGATGTTCAATTATTGTTTTGTCTGAACCTGTAGGATGACCAGAAATTTGTTGAACCGTTTTCATAAATACCTTCTATTCAATTACACAAACTTTTGTTTCTATTTTCATTATCTATTAGCATTTTATCTCTATCAATGGTACAGAGAGCTGCCCAACGAAATTATCTGTTTCTGGATTCCAGTTTTCTAATATTACAGGAAGATAATCCACATCAAAACGAACTGGAACATCAAATTCACAAGTAATTGTTACTTCACCAGAAGGATGATTAGCAAAAGTGATTATTCCTGTGTTTGTATTTATTGTATTCCCTGCTGGGGGATCGTTGTTATCCTTTGTTATGGTTATGGGATTGGGACCAATATACACAATCCAGGAATTATCTACAATCTTTCTTAGTATTCTGTCATAAGTTGCACCAGTATCAGTATAACGTTTATATACCTGATAGTGTTTTTCATCAGGATCATTAGGATCTATAGCGATTCCATAACCATTTACAACTCCCGATCCTCCTAATGTCCGATAATCTGCCCAATCCTTATAACGAAAACCATAAGCTCTTCCTCTTCTTGCATTAAAGAATTTTATCAGTGCAGTAAGCTGAGAAGCAAGTTTAATTCCATAAGCAACATCATATTTATGTCTTGCATATGTCCAGTAGGCATTTCGTTGTTCATATCCACTTGCAGTTTCTACAATATTGGTATTGAATTCTGGACCACCTTTACTACCATATGAAATATCTGTTGGAAATCGGACTTCATGAAAAGACATTGGTTCTCCTTAACGAATCCCTTCTTTTATTCCTCTCATTACTTCATCTCTTATCTGCCTTTCAGAACGCCTAAAAGATGAAGCATCAGGAGTAGCTATATTCAATGTTACATTTACTACTGCTGGTTTTTGTGGAATTGTTCCTTTTATTGAAGCTCGCACCCCAGCAGTATCTGGTTTGAATGCAAGTGAAGTACTTCCTCCATTGTGCATACGAAAATTATCAGGACGATATGGAACTTTTCCGTAAGCATTTATATAATCAAGCATAGGTTTTGTTTCTGAGTTTACTGATTCTTTTCTAGTTACTATTTCTCCAACTTCAAGAATCCTCAAAACTTCTCCAGGACGGAGTTTTCCCACTCCTCCTTTATGAAGTCTTATTTCTCCTCCCTCATGAAACGCAATCAACCCAAACAGCCCTGTTAACCAAGACCAAAATTTTGACAATTCTGGCAATATTTTAGCTATACTAGCAAAAGACCCAAAAATATTTGAGATATTACCTAATATGTTTCCTACTCCTCCTCCACCTGGAATATTGCTTGCAATATTACCCATTTCTCCAGTAATTCCACTTATTCCTTCCATATTTCCTAATGGAGATTTTGTTCCTGAAGGATACTTCCAGTTAGTTGTCATCCGATGTAAATTAGCTTCTTCAAGAAGTTTCCCAATAATGTCAGGATATTCCGTTGTCCTTCCCCATGCCCCTCCTACACCAAAGGAAGTAGTTGCTCCTACTTCTGTCTTCCAATTTTTTACAACAACAGGAACACATCCTCCTTCCAATTTGACTTCATTAATTCCTTTTTGACCCAATCCAAATATATCTAATAAATTTTTATTTTTACCCATAATAGCTTCAAATATGTTTCCACCTTTAGCCACATCAATAACAACTTGCTTAATTTTTGTTTTAAATATATCAGTAAAAATTTGATTTAAACCTGTACGAAGATTATCTAATAATTTTGTAAAAGGTTTTTCAGTGCCTTTCTGTAAATCCTCAAGAAAGGCTTGGAAGGCATCGGTGGTCGTACTTATCGCATTAGGTATAAGATTTTCATATTGATCTGCTAGTTCTTGATTAAATTTGAGAGATGTTTGAATTAATCCATGTTCGGCAAGAATTTGAAAATTAAGGTCCTTTTGAGCTTGTAAGTAGGATACATTAGCAGCTGTAATTTGATCTATAAGTTTTTTTTGTTTCTCATCTTTACCTAGTTTATCTATTTCAGCTTTAACTTTTACTGCCTCTATTTCGGCATTTTTCACATCTTCCCAACTTCCAACTAATTGTTGGAGTTGATAATTCAAATCGGCTATATTCGATGCTTCTGAAGCCCTTTTTTGAGCCGCTTCAAAATCCACAACATCTTTTGCTGTCTTATCGAATTGATCAGATAATTTTTGTAATTTTTGAACTTCATCTTCAAGAAGTTCAATTCTTTTGGTCATTTCAGCAGTAATTGCTTTTTCTTCTGGAGATGCAGTAGGTCCTGCTTTAGCAACCATTTCTTGCAAAAGTGCCAGTTGATTTTGTTTGTTTACCAAATCGGTATAAATCTGTAATTTTATATTATCCGTTTCAAGTGATTTATACAAAAGTCGAATCTGCTCCTCTATATCTCCAGTCATATCAGCATACTTACTACGAAGATCATCCACAGCCCGTTCTGATTTTGTTACTTCAGTTTCAGTATTTGTATTTTGTTTAATTGATTTTAATTTTTGATCAATAAATTCGAGATTAGATAATCCTTTAGGTCTATCAAATTTGGGGGCTTGCATATTTGCCATATTTTCAAATATTTTTGCAGTGCTTTCAGCTTTGAGTTTTGTTAATCCCAGTTGCTCATCTATATTTTCCCATACTTTTAAAATTTCATTTTGGTTCTGTAATTCAGAATCGCTAAGAATTTGCTTCACTCGGATTAACTCTAACTCTTTTATCTTTTGAGCAAGAGTTTGATCTCCTATATCTAATAAGTCTTTGTTACTTTGAATTATATCAATTATTGATACTTTTTGGGATAAGAGTAATTGATTAAATTTTTCTAAAAGTTCTGGTTTTTTTAATAATTCTTCGACATCTTTTTTATTCTCTTCACTAAGATGTCCTGTAGCTATAATAAGTTTATCAATAGCTGCTTGTTGTTTATTTATTTCTGATTCTTTAGCTTCTGTAGGTTTTGAAGTTATTTTGTATTGCAGTAACCCTAACCAAGCTAACATTGAATCTCGAAGAGTATTTAATTTTTTAGTGTATTCATCTATACTTTTGGTACTAAACATTCCTCCTGGTTTAGTGGAGATGTCTTGTTCAGCTAATCGTTTTTGTTCTGTAACAAAAACATTAGAAAGTTTTTCAATTTCTTTTTTTTGTCCACTTGATAAACCTTCATAAATAGCTTTAACTTGTTCTTCGGTTATGTCTTTAAGATTGGAACTTATATCTAATTGTTCCAACAAAGTGTTTATAAATTGATCTTTATTTATAGCAGAAGTATCCAATACAGGAGTAATACGTAATTGTCCCTTTTTTTGCAAATCGGACATAAATTCGTCAAATTCTTTTGCCGCTTGTGGATCCAAATAACCCATAATCTTTACATTTAATTCTTTTAACCATCTAGGTAAATCTATTTTATAAGGCTCACGTAAAGGAGGAGCTCCGGCCCACTGTTCTTTTTTCAACATCTGTCCCTTAGTAATAAGATTATTAAGTTCTTCTTCAGCGTCAGCAGATTTTTTTATGACATAAGCTAAAATTGAACTTACAGCTCCTAATGTTATTGAAAGGAAATCCATTCCTGGTATATTTGCTATTAATCTACATAAATCTTTTATTAATTCGATTGTACCTATTAATTGATTATTTACTTCCTTCATACCTTCAATAAAGTTAGGATTAACTTCCATCTTTTTAGTAACATCATTCCATCTAACCAAATTTCTCTGCAAACCAAACATCTCAGACTTTGCATATTCGAAGAAAGGTTCGAGACCTTCTCCAAGAGCAATAGAAAAAGCATCTTTTAAATTTGAGATTAAACCAGCAAATGTTTTTTGACTTTCTACTCCTGCTTCTCTAAAAGCCTCAAGTTTATCCATAATAAAATTAAACCAACCTGCGGCATCGCTTTTATATTTTTGATAATCTGCAGATGTAATACCCAATACCCCTGCTATTAAAGATTGCCCAGGTCTAATCACACCTGTCATTAAAGAACGAACTTCTTCAGCCATTCTATCCAATTGAATACCAATAGCTCCACCTGCCTGCACCATAGCTACAGTATATTGTCTAATTTGTTCAGGACTATATCCTTTAGATAAGCCAAAAGCTGCAGCTTGTTGATATGCCGTAACTAATTGTTCGAGAGTAGCCATAGTTTCAAGATTATCTTTTTGTAATTGTCTAATTACATTACCCGATAGTTGTTGAGCTGCAATTAGTTTGGTGTAACCTTGAACTGATCTATTTGTAGCATCTGTAAATTCTCCTTGAGATGTTAAAATTGAAGCTATTCCTAACTTAGCTCTTTCTAATGTTTCATTAAATTTAATTCCTTCAGCAATAGCTCTTACAAACAGACCTGCCCCTCCAAATATAGCTGTTACCCCAAAGAAAGCCACTATTGTACGACCCATACGTTCAAATGTACGATGAAGAAAAGTTGCATTTTTACCCAATTTTTGAGATTTTTCAATTAATGCATCAAAACTTTTAGAACCTCCCAAACCCAAATCTATAAATCTAGTTCTGAGTGAAGCAATTTTATTGCCAATATCTCCAGTAACATCTCCTGTTAATACGAGCTGTCTTTGGAGTCCTGTCAATTCTTTCCTAATCATATTAGTAGCGAATTTCTTATTTATCGTTTCAAATGAAGAAGCTGCTACAGTAGCGCTAGTAGATATATTTGTCATATTATTACTTACTTGCTTGGCTGCTTGAGATGCTGAAGCTAATTGACCTATAGTAGTTGGAGGTAGCCCAATACCCATAGCTGCAGCAGCTGCCGCAGAAGCCTTTTGTTCTAATTGACCTATAGTTTCTGTACTAGCGGTAACATTTTTACTAAATTGTTCCATAGCAGTAGCCGATTGCATAAAACCAGAATTTACTACATTAGAAAAATTAGTCATAGCTTTTTCTGCTTGCTCCATTTCGGCTATCATAGGAGCTATTAGACCAGGCGCACCTTTTCGTAGAATTGTTGGAGTGCCTGCAAGTATCGGAGCACTTAATTGACTTGCAATTTGAGCCTTGCTCGGGCGAATCATTTCAAGAACCCGTTGTTCTTCAGCAGTAATTTGTTGAACTAAATCATAAGTCGCCCTGCCTGCAGAACCAAATCTTGTACCCACTCCAATAGGATATTTTCCTGTTTGTACAATATTTATGGGAACAGTCTTGCCATGCAAACTATCTAAACTTTGTTGGGTGGATTTAATTTCCGCTTTGGTTCTTTCAAAACCTTCTGTATGAACTCGTATAATAGTTTCTAATTCATCTTTTAAAGCCATTATTTAAACCTTATTTAGATTCATCTTGAGATTCGCTCGCCAAAAATAACACTTTTTCCATACAATCTTTTTGATTTTCAATATCAAATGCTTGCATTACTGCCCATATACCCATAGGATTAATTCCCCATGGATCTTTAGAAGCTGACATAAATACCATCCAAGCTTCAATATTTGCATCTGTTATCCCTGGCCAACAAACCTCGCAATGAGGGCTGAGCGAAAGTCCCTGTTCAAGGGACTTTCGCTTGTAATGTTCACGACAATCTGGGCACCAACGTTTTGTCTTACGTCTATCTTTCACCCACTCTGCGAGGTCTCTGAGTTTTTTAGTTCATCATCCTTTATCTTAGCATCAAGTTTAGCTAATTCAGAAGCCTTTTCAATTACGAATTCCCTTATGGGGGCATAATCAAACATAGCCTCTTTAATCTCATCAGTTGTAGCTGCAGACTCTAATTCAATACCCTCCCAAGCCTCCAAAGCGTAGTAAAACAATTGTTTTCCTACTATTCCTTCATCGTAATCATCTACGATTTGAGGAATGACTTTCGTAGGATCGAGGGGATCAGGCATATTCATTACTATCTTCTTTCTTACAGAAGAACGTATGTCTAGAGCTTTGCTCCAAGGTACAGACCTGATTTTAAGTCTAACACCTTTTTCTTCAGGATAATCGAACCAAACTCCCTCAGTTACCTTTTTAAGTTTCATGTGCCCTCCTTAGATTATACGAACGTTAACTCACCGAACCCTAACACATTCATTGTAACGGTTGCTGCTCCTGCTTTATCGTGAGTGACATCAACAGAAGAAATATAACATCCAGCCAAAGAATCAGATGATGTATTTGGTGTCCAATAACTTGAACTGTCTACATAAAAACGAATGTTTGTAATTTTAGTTCCTGCCAACGCATCACTTTGAAGGGAGTTTTGCTGAGTATCCGCAGGATCATAGAAACCCTCCAATGTTCCTTTCCATCCTTGCATACCTGTCATACTTTTCTTCCAGACAGTTCCGAACACCGAAACGTCAATCTCATCTAGGGTGAAGTTTACCGTCCACCTTCCCAAATTAGCGACAAGATTGTTGCCCAATTTTACTGAAGCCCATCTTCCACTTAATGGTGTTCCCATGATAAGAACCTCCTTATAGTTTAATCTTTATTTGCTTCGCCTAATTCCCGCACTACCCAATTCGGATCTCTTGTCTTTAGAAAGAGTTGGATCATCTGTTCTCCAGTTAATCCTGAAACCGTATTCCAAATCATATACATGTGCCGTGTGACCACTGCCTCACGTATATGACCAATATCGTATTCCGTTATCACTTTGAGTTTAAACCCGGCTTTAACGGCATTACTGGTAAAATAGAAATCTTCACCTGAACGGTAATACATTCTTTTACCATCTACGGTTTTCTCCTCTTCCAAAACTCGAAACCACGGTTTAGGTAGCTCCTCAAAGACCCTCCTTTTCACCAGTAAACAGGAACATCCTGTAGCTCCCGCTTCTACTATGTCCCCGAACTGGAAATCTTCAAAAGGTTTTAATAACTTATGTCCTCCCTTTTCCCAAATAATAGGATCATAAGGTTCATAACCTCTATAGCAGATTACACTTCCTAAATCTGCTCCCTTATATTCTACTAGATTTACCAAATCTTTTAAAGTGCTATGAGGATACATCATGTCTGCGTCACCTATAAAAAAATGAGTACATCCTTTATCCATACCTTTTTCTATCTGAGCCTCACGTTTGCCTTCTAAATCTCCTCCCCTGGGAGCATCCAAATAGATAAAATCAGGTTTATCCATACTTAATAAACTTAAATGTGTCCATGTGTGAATATAGTTCCATGAAAGTGGAATTGCCAATCCTAGACGCATCCCTAAAGGATAATTAGAGTTATTCATATTCCCTCCAAATAATATTTTTAAACAATATTTTCCAATCTTCTCTTTTAAAATTAGTTTTCATATGACAAGAGCGACACAAACTGATTAAATTATTAAGATTATTATCCTTTTTATTATAATCTATATGATGAATATCTAAATCCCTGTTCAATTCAAATTCGGTTTTTCCGCATTCCTGGCAAGTAAAATTATCCCTTCGTCTAATAATTAATTTTAAAGCATAAGAAAATTCCTCTCCATAAGATTCAAAAGAAAGTCCTCCTCTCCAATTTGGATGTTTCTCTTTTGAGAATTTACCTATACTAGTCTCCCGTATTTTTTTCTTCGTTGCTTCTGTACGATGTTTACCCCACATGGGATGTTTTTCTCCTGTTTGTAAACCTATATGAGCCAGTCTATTCTTTAATATAGCTTCTTCAGATTGGTGTTTGCCCTTCATTGGACTTGATTTACCTTTATTCCAGGGAATTTTACCTTTCAAAGCTAATCCACGTTTCAGCAAAGTTTCTTTAGTTGGATGTTTTCCTTTATTAGCTAAAGACAATTTCTTGCGTACTTCATCAGTATAGATTATTTTATGATGATTAGCCTTTATTTTTGCTATGGCTTCTTCAGTATGGTGTCTACCTTTCAATTTGCTAGGTTTACCCATCTTAGCTAATGAAATTTTATTTCTGACTTCTTGTGAACGAGGTATACCTTTTAATAATTTAGATACT